GAGCAGGCGGTGACCCAGGGTGAGCTGTACAAGACGGGCGATTTCGCGACGGATGAGACGGTGTTCGGGTATCAAGAGCGGTACGCGGAGTACCGCTACAAGCAGAGCGTGATCACGGGTCTGTTCCGGTCGAATGCTGCGGCGACGTTGGACATTTGGCATTTGGCGCAGGAGTTGGATGAGACGGGCGTTGTTGGGCCTGAGCCGACGCTGTCGCCAGCGTTCATGGTCGAGAATCCGCCGGTCGACCGGGTGATTGCGGTGCCTACGGAGCCTCACTTCATTTTCGATTCGTTCACGACGCTCAAGTGCGCTCGGCCGATGCCGCTGTATGGCGTGCCTGGGCTCATCGACCACTTCTGATGTGGCCCCTGGCTTTTGGCACAATGGCCGGAGCTCTGATCTCCGGCGGAGCCTCGGCGTTCGGCCAGCATCAGGCGAACAAGCAGAACGTGCAGTTGACCCGAGAGGGGATGGCGTTCGAAGCGGATCAGGTGGCCAAGCAGATGCAGTTTCAGGAGCGCATGTCGAATACCTCGTATCAGAGGGCGACGGAAGACATGCGTTTGGCCGGCATCAATCCCATGTTGGCGTTTGCCCAAGGCGGGGCGTCCACCCCTGGTGGTGGTGCCGCCTCGGGGGCCGCTGCGACGGTTCAGGACGTTGCTGGACCTGCGGTGGCGTCTGCCCAACATGCGCGACGCTTGGGGCAGGAGCTGAAGAACATGTATCAGACCGAGCGGTTGACGTCGGAGCAGACGCGACGGACGGCGGCCGAGGTGGAGGAGTCGTATAAGCGGCAGGACCTTCTGGAGATCCAGAGGAAGTTGGAAGCGTCGCGGGTGCCGGGCGCGGAGCGTCAGGCGGAGATCGACCGTGGTCGCGGTGGTGCGGCGGCCGCGTGGGCGGATCGGATTTTCGGCGGTCGTGGTGTTCTTTCACCTATCGGGCTACGGAGGTAGCGATGTCGATGCTGGAAGCTGTGAAGTACTCGGGCAAGTCTCGGACGAAGCCTTCGTTTCGGGATGAGTGCGACATCAATAAGATTGTCGCGAAGGCGCGTTCTGGTCATGCGGTAACGCATGTCAGGGATGCTGCGCCTGTGTTCATGGATGTCTCTGAAGTTGGAGACTATAAGAGCGCGCTGGATATGCTGCGCTCTACGGATCGTTTTTTCGCGGGTCTGCCTTCCGGTGTGCGGAAGGCGTTTGACAATGACCCGGCGAAGTTCCTGGATGAGCTCGACACGACCGAAGGTCGTGCGAAGCTCGAGCTCGCGGGGCTGGTGCCCCCGACGAAAGAGGCCCCGACGCCACCGGCGCCGGAGCCTCCTGCACACTGACTCTCTCGTTGTAAGTGTGCTGACTGGTCCCTTTGGATCAGTCAGGGGGTCTCAGGGGCGTTTGCCCTTGGCTGCCTCCGCCTCGATTGGGGTGGGGGCAGTTTCTTCTTGGAGTTGCCTGCGGAGGACCCGGATCATGTGTTCGGTGTCGGCGCAGGCTTGTCGCTGCCTCTCGAGCTTTCGTTCTTGCGCTTGGATGAGGCTCGCGGTTTTCATTTGCATTCTCCTGCACAGTCTGAGGATTCCATCTGCCCGCATGGGCAGCGGTGTCTTACTCTACGTAAGAGTGTGTCGATTTGCAATTGGTTGTGTTGCTCTGTCTCTGTGTTGATGTAGTCTGCTGCGATTAGTTCGTCCAGCTTTTCTTCTAGGTCTTTGATTAGCATTTTGCTTTCCCGGTAGGGTTTGTGTTATCTGTATGTAATTTATATCGTGCGTGCGTATTTGTCAAGTGCGCGTGCGCGTTTGGTTGTATCATTTGTGTAACAGTTTCTCTGTTTTTGCCGGTAGGCTTGTTTTTTTCAGTGCGTGAGCTTATATCGAGCGAAGCTCGTTTCCACTTTCCTCCGATAGTGAGGTCTCTATGTCTCGGCGTTCCTGTATGGATCGGCGTCATTCCAAGAAGGTCTTCACGAAGGCGGCTCAGCGGGTGCACCCCGCGAATTCCTACCGCCCGATGCGGGGCGGTATCCGCCTGTGAAGTGGTGGCGTCGTGCCCTTGCATGGGCCGGTTGGTTGATCGCTGCGGTGCAGCAGATCGTGTCTCAGCTGCCGCAGTAGTGCCGTGCTTTCATCCGTGGCAGCAAGATCGGAAGGACGGTTTTCGGCAGCGTCTGCCATGTGGCCGGTGTATAGGCTGCCGGTTGGAGCGTTCGCGTCAATGGGCCGTGCGTATGATGCACGAAGCTTCCTTGCATGACGCGAATTGCGTGGTTACGTTGACGTACGATGATGTGCATCTTCCCGCCGATGGATCTCTGGATAAGTTGGCGGTCCCGAACATGGTTCGTCGGGCCCGTAAGCGTGGTCTTCGTTTTCGGTACTTCCAGTGTGGTGAGTACGGGGAGAAGTTGGATCGTCCGCATTATCATGCGGCTCTTTTCGGTGTCGATTTTCCCGATAAGGAATTGGGTCCGCCCTCGAAGTCGGGAGCGGATCAATGGGTGTCACGTACTCTTGAGCAGTTGTGGCCGTATGGTCGGAGTGCGATTGGAAGTCTCAATTTCGAGTCCGCGGCGTATATCGCGCGGTATGTGACCAAGAAGGTCACGGGTAAGAAGGCTGCGGAGCATTATGAACGGTTCGATCCGTTCACGGGTGAGGCTTTTCAGTTGGAGCCTGAGTTTGCCACGATGTCTCGGCGGCCGGGTATCGGCGCTGGTTGGTTTGAGAAGTACGGCCAAGAGGTGTTTCCGGATGATGAGGTCATCGTGCGTGGTCGACGTTGCAAGCCGCCTCGGTTTTACGACAATCGGCTATCGGAAGGGGAGCTCGCGGCCGTTAAGGGTGCGCGTTTCCGTAAGAGTGTCGGGAAGCTGTCTGACAGTTCAGCCGCGCGGCTGTCAGTGCGTGAGGTGTGTGTCGAGTCGCGGCTAAACCTTTATGCGAGGGGTGCACCGTGAGGATTCTGTTGATGTTTTCCGTGTACGACGCGAAGGCGGGCGCGTATCTGCGGCCGTTTTTCGCGGACACCGTGGGGCTCGCGTTGCGGGTGTTCGGTGATGCGGTGGCCGAGGAAGGCCAGCCGTTCGCGTTGCATCCCGAGGACTACACGTTGTTCCACTTGGGGCAGTTCGATCAGGTCGAAGGCGGCGTGGTCGGTGAGGCTCCGCGAGCTCTCGCTACGGCGCTGTCGCTGAAGGCGAGTCGGGATAACCTCCGGGTGGTCGGAGGTGTCCAGTGAAGATGCCGTCCAACATGGGGCACAAGTTTTCGGAGGTGCCCAAGGCGGAGATCCAGCGTTCGCAGTTCAATCGGTCGTTCGGGTATAAGACGACCTTCGACGCTGGGTATCTGATTCCGTTCTACTGCGACGAAGCGCTTCCGGGTGATACGTTCCAGTTGTCCATGCAGGGATTCGCGCGTTTGGCGACTCCGCTCAAGCCGGTCATGGACAACATGTTCATGGAGACGTTCTTCTTCGCGATTCCGTACCGTCTGGTCTGGAACAATTTCCAGAAGTTCATGGGTGAGCAGACGGACCCGGATGATTCGACGGATTTCGTGATCCCGGTTCTCACGGCGTTCACTCCGGCGGCGGGTAGTTTGTCGGATTACATGGGTCTGCCGACCGCGACGGCGTTCCCGTATGAAGTGAATTCGTTGCATCACCGGGCTTACAATTTGGTGTACAACGAGTTTTTCCGTGACCAAAATATCCAAGATTCGGTTGTCGTGGATAAGGACGACGGTCCGGACGCGATTGCGGATTACGTACTCCTGCGTCGCGGGAAGCGTCACGACTATTTCACGTCGTGCCTGCCGTGGCCGCAGAAGGGCGATGCGGTGGCCCTTCCGTTGGGCACTCAGGCGTTCATTCATTCGCCGGGTACCCAGGGTAGCACGCCTTCGATTTACTCGGACGTGCTTGGGGTGCAGCGGTATCTGGACGCGGATGCGTCGTTGGTGGATATCTCCGCGAGTGCTCCGGGGTCGAACGCTCAGGCGTTGTACGCTGACCTGAGCGATGCGACGGCCGCGACGATCAACGAGCTCCGTCAGGCGTTCCAGCTTCAGAAGCTGTTGGAGCGGGATGCTCGAGGCGGGACTCGGTACACGGAGAAGATCAAGGCTCATTTCGGCGTGACGAGCCCGGATGCGCGTCTGCAGCGCCCCGAGTAC